AAAATTGAACAGAATAGGTTTAGACCTATAGAAAGATATATTATGAGTGGAGTGAGAACAGGGAAAGAATTAGACCCTTATTTAAGAGGTCGTATTGGTGAGGCTAGAACACAATTAGAACAATTAATCAAACCAAGTAATCCAACGGGTACAAAAAGAACTTATTATCTAGGTAACTTTAGAAAAGATGTGCTAGATAATTTTACAGAAAAACAATCTAACAAAATATTTGACGCTATGGCAAAACTACATAAGCATGTACATCTATTTCAAAAGAAAGTACCAAGTTTTACAGATGCTGATGGTGTAGAGTGGTCAGGTTACGAATATATTGCGATTAAAAAATGAAGACACTAAAAACTATAATTAGAACATTAATGGTTGTAACCATAGTAACCTTTTGTGGATTTACTTGGAATCATTATCAAACATTAGCACAAGATAATTTACCACAAAGACCAAACTTTGAACATAGTAATAACAAACAATTTTTAGATAATGTAAAACAATGTGTTGACTATGTTTATTTCTATAATAATGTAGAAGAAGTAAACCTAGAACTATTACTAGCACAAGCAGCATTAGAGTCTGGTTGGGGTACTAGTAGATTTGCTAGAGAAGGTAATAACCTATTTGGTATACGAACATATAATCTAAAAGAACCACATATGTTACCCTCAAACAATCCAAAGAAGTGGGGTGTAAAAGTTTATATGCACGAATGTGATAGTGTATTGAACTATATAAATGTACTAAATAATGGTAGTGCTTTCAAAGAGTATAGACAGATGAGAGAAGACGGTATAACTGACCCTTTCTTACTAACAGAAACACTTGACGCATACGCATCTGATAAAGACTACTTCTCAAAAGTCAAAAGTATATTAAGCAAAATTAGAAAAGACTATCAATAATATGTTTCTAACGATATTAACATTTTTATCGGCCATATCTATATCTGTTATAGCGGCTGGGTATTCAATCATAGGTCTAGCGACATTGTTTGCTGGTGCTGTGATACCTATTATATTAATGGGTTCAGCATTAGAAGTTGGTAAACTTGTTGCGGCCAGTTGGTTATATCACAATTGGAATAGTGATGTACCACGCTTACTCAAAGCATATCTATTTTCTGCTATTATAATCTTAATTTTTATTACATCTATGGGTATCTTTGGTTTTTTATCTAAAGCACACCTAGATCAAGTCAAACCAACATCAAGTAACAATATTAAAATAGAATTATTAGACAATCAAATTAAGTCACAACAACTTATTATTGATAGATCACAAAAGACATTAACACTATTAGATAAGGCATTAGAAGTTTACATAGATAAAGAATTTGTAACTAGAGGTCTTAAAGAAAGAAAGAAACAAGAACCAGAAAGATTAGAATTAAATACAGCAATCAAAGAAGCAAGTAATGAGATTGCTAAACTATCCGAAGAAAAAGGTGTATTAAGTTTAGAACAAAATAAAATAGAAGCAGAAGTAGGACCAATTAAATATGTGGCAGAGTTAATCTATGGCGAGAATGCACAAGATAACTTTGACAAGGCAGTTCGTATAGTAATATTGATACTCATATTTGTATTTGACCCATTAGCTGTTCTTCTATTGATAGCGGCCAATATATCGTTAAGACAATGGCGAAGAAAAAGAGAAATTGCTAAAACAGAAAAACAATATACTTTAGAACAAAAACTAGAGAAAGAAAAAAAGAAGGCAGAAAGATTCAAAGAAAAGAGTAGAGATTATAAGAAGATGGTTGCTCAGGTAGCAGATTTAAAAGACCTTTCACCAGATGAAGTTAAACTAAAATTAGATCAAATATATGATTGGAATGATAAGAGCTAGTATTAGTATATTATTATTGATTCTATTAAGTGGCTGTTTTGGAGGTACACTGTTTCAATTGGGCCCTATACCGGTTAAATCTGGTGATATAATAACTAAACCTTTCACCAAATCTATACTTGACAAAGAGTAAAAAAAGTGATATATTATATACTATGGAAACAAAAATACATATACCAATAGAAGTTAAAAGACTTGACGCACTTGCTAGTGCGTGTAAGAACGCCGCTAGTGATGACTTCAAAGAACTATGGTATAAGAAGTTAATAGAACTAGCAAAAAAATATAAACTAATGGACTATGTGACAAGAAAGTTGATACACTAATGAATATATTTTATGTACATAAAGACCCTGTGGTTGCTGCGAAAATGCTTATTGATAAGCATGTAGTAAAAATGATTATAGAATCAGCACAAATGCTATCTACTGCTCACAGATTAATTGATGGTGAACAGTATGAAGATAGAACTAAATCTAATAGAAGAATAAAAAGATGGCGATTAAAAGATAAAACACACGAAGATATTATCTATAAAGCTTCTCATGTAAAACACCCTAGTACAATTTGGGTTATGGCATCAGCATACAATTACTATTGGTTATACAATCATATGGTTGCGTTGAATGATGAATTTAAATTAAGATACAATCATACAGAAGACCATATGACAATTAGAAAATTAGGTATTATACTTCGTAATCCACCTAAAGGAATATCTTTAACTACAATACGAACAGATCCTACTCCAGCAATGCCTGACGAGTGTAAGATACCAGGTGATGTAGTTGGCTCTTATAGAAAGTATTATGTAATGAAGAAACAAGCTATGGCATCGTGGAAGGCGCCATCAACCCCACCTGAATGGTATACGAAAGGTTTACAAAATGGACTATGAAGAAATTGAAAAACTGTCATTAGAAGAATCTAAAAGACAAAAAAAAGAACGAAAAGAAAGTGGACTAAATATGATACGACCATTTACATTTGATGAAAAGAAATTATTGTGGGACGGTTTAAGAGAAGACAATAAGACCTTACATGAATTAGCTATGGAAGGCTTCAATGAAGAACAAACATTAAGAAGAATAGAAGAAAGGAACGGATTTTAATGATTAAAGAAGCATTAATAAAAAAACTAGAAGGTGATATAGAAGTTGCTAAAGTAGACCTAAAAACATTTTTAGCAAATCCAATTGGTGTTGCCGAACATATAGATTATGTAATAACAGCAGAAAAAAAATTAGAAGCATTAGCACACGCAGAAGATAAATCAGAATCATTATTAAAAATATAATGCCATTATATACATTTTATAATAAAAAAACTAAAAAAGAATATGACGATATGATAACCATTGCTGAGATGGAAGAATTATTAGCTAAAAACAAGCACATTAAACAAGTCCCTAAAGGTATAAATATTGTAGCGAGTACAGGAAGTCGTCACATGAAGAATGATAGTGGTTGGAAAGAAACTCTATCTAAAATAGGTGAGGCGCATCCAGGAAGTGCATTAGCACAACAGACACAAAAGAAGTCTATAAAACAAATTAGAACTGAACAGGCTGTCGCAAAGAATAAGAAACGAGTAGCAGCAAGGAGAAAACGATAATGGCTAAAGATATACCAGATTATATGCGAGGGTTTGACCTTGAGGAAGATTGGGGAGCAACCGCAGTATCTTCAGCACCTACACAAGAAGTTAAACCATCAGTAGAAAAAAAAGACATAGAGAATTTAGGGCAACAAACTAATTTAGAAATAGCTAAAGTTAAGAATGATGTAGGGTCAATTAAAGCTATGATGAATGAGATAATGCAGATAGTTGCTGAGAAAGATACTATTACAAAAGAAGTTAATAGTGCTGACATTGACAAAAGATTTAAGGATATAGAAAAGATAGTATTACCTTTCCTATATAACTTAGGTAAAACAGATGAGCCTTATATTCATTGGCCTAATAGAGGACCAATTATTAAGGCACAAATAGAGAAGTTATTAAAACTTACAAGAGGTAATTAAATGAAATTAAGTAATAATTTTAGTCTAAACGAAATGACTAAGAGCCAAACAGCTGAACGAAAAGGGATTAGTAATAATCCTAGTGAAGACCATATGAACAGTTTGAAAGCATTATGTGAAAATGTGCTACAAAAGGTTAGAGATCATTATGGTAAAGTTGTATCTATATCTAGTGGATATAGAAGTCCAGAACTATGCCTAGCAATAGGGTCATCAATAAACTCACAGCATGCGAAGGGCCAAGCCGCAGATTTTGAAATCTTTGGTGTGTCTAATGCTGATTTATGTAAATGGATTAGTGAAAACTGTGACTTTGATCAGATGATTTTGGAGTACCACACTGTAGGAGAACCTAATAGTGGTTGGGTGCACGTTTCATATAGATCAGATGGTGAAAATCGTAAACAGATATTAAGAGCTTACAGAAATGAAAGCAAGAAGACTTGTTACGAATCATACGACCCTAGCTGAAAAGAGAAAAGAGACGAAGTAAGAAACGATCCTGAAAAGATCAAAGATCATATGATACTGTACAGGTCAACATAGACTTGACAGAATGCATATATTGTGATATATTATAGTAATACAAATATGAAAGTGAATATATAATGACATCAAAGTTTAATTTTATTGATTTAGATAAATCAAAACTACCAGTAACTAAAGGTAAAAAAGTAGATGGTTTTCGTTTCTATGATATAGAGGGAAAAGCATATCCATCAATTACTACTGTACTAGGTATTCAAAAGAAAGCACAATTACAAGAGTGGCGAGATAAGATTGGTGAGGACGTTGCCAATTGGGAAATGGGTAGAGCGGCTAGACGTGGTAAGGCAACTCACTTATTAATAGAACAATACATCAAAGGTTTAACACCAAGTGAACGAGGTGTATTACCATTAGGTCTATTCAGATTAATTAAACCATATGTAGATCAGATTGATAACATACATTGTTTAGAAACAATTATGTACAGTAAGAAGTTGACCATCGCAGGTCAAGTTGACTGTATCGCTGAATACAATGGTAAGTTATCAGTAATTGATTTTAAAACAGCAAACAAAGAACGACAAGAATCTTGGATAGAGAACTACTTTATGCAGACTACAGCCTATGCTCAAATGTATGAGGAGATGTTCGGAAAAGAGATAGAACAAATCGTTATTTTACTAGCATCTGAAGATGGTTCAGTTCAATCATTTATAAAAGAAAAGAAAGATTATATGGAACCTTTGAAGAAATCAATTGGTGACTTTTATAAATATTATGAAGAACTAAACAAGGATAAGATCAAGCAAGAGTAGCCCATATCTTATAAAAAGATATGAAAAAATTGTTAATCTTAATCTGTCTATTGTGGAACACCACTAGTTATGCTGATATGGAGAAGTATGATTTATTTGGTATGACAATGCCAATGATGTGTGGATTACCAGCAACAGTAGATCAATATATAAAAGATAAAGGCTTTATTGCTATCAATGTAAGTTTTGGTAAAGAAAATGCTAAAGAAGATGGTGAGATAGTGTTTGCGATAAAATATTACATAAACGATAATTTACAAACATTAGCAGTAGCAGAATCACCACTGGATCCATATAAGTGTATGATATTCCATACGTTTGATATGATAATGAATAAAAACTTATTAGAAGGTAAAAACACTTGACAATAATGTAAAAGTGTGGTATATTAATAGAGTTGCAACTGTGTAGGCGAAAGCGAGAGTAAGTAACCTACACTTATATAATTAGGAGAATATAATGACAGACGATAGATCAGAAGACGCAAGTTACGAAAACGAAGCTACACCACCATCACCGATGGTACAAATTTCACTTAAAGAATACGACAAATTAAAAGCCAAACAGCACTACATAACAGATAAAGGTCTTATTGATATTATTGATAATATGGAAAGACTATTAAGAGCTTTAAGGAAACATATAGTTAGATCGGACTTTAATGAATAGTAAAGAATTTAGTTTAAATATTGAAAGTATTGTAAAAGAAAAAAGAATAACATACATGGATGCTGTTGTTTGGTACTGTGAAGAAAATGGTTTAGATACAAGTCAAGTATCATCATTAATCTCAAAATCATTAAAAGAAAAAATTAAGTTAGAAGCTATGAACTTAAAGATGTTGAAGTTTCCAAAGTGTGGTATGTTACCCATTTAATTATGTATGGTGGATTTGATGTATATAAAACTTACTTGGCTATCAAGTTACATTTCGCATCGGATACATATGACTATTATAAGTATGGTGGTAAAGTCAACGCAAAATTGGATACGTTTACAAGGAGAAAAGATAGATACTTTTTTCACAAACTGAGTACAAAATATGGACAAGATGATATACTTGATTTCTTTGTTGCTAACTTTCTTTCAGATAGTAAGAGATGGATTGGTAATCTGTTACAGAATGATGGTAAAGATGTTTATTTGGATTATAAGAAACGCAAAGAATCGTTTGCCTACCATTTTAGAGGAGACTGCAATAATATTGTTGATGACTTTAGCAACCGTAGGCTTTCTTTTGATGATGGTCTTGCTGTTCCTAATGGGCAGCATCCAAGAATGTTACGTTTACTTATTCAAAGGAAAATTAGTTACCAGACCGCGGTCGTGCTTAATCACTTTCTTAACTTTACTAAAAATTGGGATAAAGAAATTACCGAGAAAGTTGTATGGCCTGAAATCTCACTTAAGGTTACCAGAGTGAGACCGTTTATAAATTTTAATGCAACAGAATGTAAATTAATTATGAAAGAGATATTTGTCAATGGCTGAAAGAGTATTTTGTATAGGTAATGGTGAGAGTAGATCACCAGTAGATTTAATTAAATTAAGACCACATGGTAAAATATATGGTTGTAATGGATTATATAGAGATTTTACACCAGATGTATTAACTTCAGTAGATGGACCAATGATGCATGAGATATATCAAAGTGGTTATGCTGATAAGAATGAATTGTGGTTAAGAGATTGGAACGCAGTACCAGGTATGACATACAGTAGTGTTGTATTTGCTGGACTATCACAAGAAGAAATAGAAATTGGTAAAAAGAATTTCAAGTTAAATGAAAACAAGAGAGGCGATAGACAGATGTATGTATTCCATGGGTCATCTATCTCTGGTCAAGTGGGTTTAATTAGACGAATGGCAAGTGGTGAACAAATAGAAAAGAAACAAATTAATCATACAGGTTGTTATGTAAGTTGGCAAAACCCAGATGATAAGGTAAATAGTTTATCAGATTTAATTCCAGGTAAACGTGATAGAGGTTGGGCATGTGGAGCAACAAGTGCTTGGATT